TTTGATATTAATGAAAGGGTTAATGCTAAAGTTAGAAGTTACAGACCTCAAATAGAATCTGAATGTAAAGTTCAAGGTGTTGGAATGGATGCTGTTCCAGGATTACTTGCGATTATGATGGTTGAATCAGGTGGTGCAGGTGGTGACCCAATGCAAAGTTCTGAATCGGCCGGATTACCGATGAACGCAATTAAAGACCCAGTAGCAAGTATTAGGCAAGGGGTAAAACACTTTAAAGAATCACTAGATACAACCTTGCAATATGGGTGTGATATGTGGACAGCTTTTCAGCAATATAACTACGGTATTGGTTATGCGAAATGGATAAGTAAAAGAGGTAAAATTCATACACTTGAGCTATCAATAGAATATTCTAGAACAGTTGTTGCCCCTAGTTTGGGTAATACGACTGGTATAAAAATTGCTTATAACAGACCGGAAGCGATAGAAATTGGTTACCCGTGGCGCTATTTAAATGGTGGAAACTTTCACTATGCTAGGGTTTTGCAATTATATACCACTGGGGATGGTTCGATAAATAGTTGTGGTGGAGATAACACAGGTAAAGAAGAAGAGAAAAATAAAATGAAGCAATATGAAGATTGGCTATTAAACTTTGATAGAGTACGACCTAAGTTTGGTGGAAAATTTAAATAAAAATAATAAAGAATGAAGGTGAATTCGGTGGAGCAATTAGTGCCATTTATTAGCCAGGTTGGTTTTCCTATATTCGTAGCAGTGTTCATGATGACAAAAGTAACAAGCACACTGGATGGAGTTAAGGAAGCAATAACAGATTTAACAGTTGTTATTGAAAAAATGGAGGAGAGGAAATAATGAAAGCTAGAGATATGAGTGTTTCTAAAGTTGGTGTTGATTTAGTTAAACATTTTGAGGGTTGTTATTTAAAAGCTTATCAAGATGTTGTTGGTGTTTGGACAATTGGTTATGGTAACACGCAAAAACAATATGCTTATCGTGGCAATGTTATTAGCCAATCAAAAGCGGAGCAATTACTAGCAAATGATTTAGATTCGCATATGGAAGTTCCAAAAAGAGATTTAACGGGTGATATGAACCAAAACCAGTATGATGCGTTATGTAGCTTTGCTTTCAATTTAGGTAGTCATATTTTTAGAAATAATAGAAATCTATTGGATGCTATTAATTCGGGTAATTGGAATGAAGCATCAAGAATTATGAATTTGTTTGTTAATGCAGGTGGGAAACCGTATGCAGGATTGATTCGTAGACGTAAAGCTGAAACAGAATTGATGTTGAAACCTATGAAAGAACAAGAAAAAAATCAAAGTCAAAGTCAAGAACAAAGCGCATATGATTCTAGTTGGTTTACGAAACAGGATGGTGTTTTTACTACTGATAGAGCGATTAAAGTTCGTAAAGAACCTAGTGTGAATAGTGAACATATTCGAACGCTGTCGGATGGTGGCGAATACACGTATAATTCGTATGGCTATGAAGCTTATGGATATGTTTGGTTAAAAGGTGTAGATGGTACTTACATTGCTAGTGGTGAAACGAGTAACGGAGAACGAGTGAGTAAGTGGGGTTCGTTTAGATAATGGATTTGTGTAAGTTAGAAGAACTGAAAAGATTAAAAGAAAACGATAAAAATTAAATGTTTCATGTGAAACAATCATAAAAAGGAGCGTGGTTCTGTTATGGAAAACTTGACTTTGTTTGAATTTGAAGAACAGCAAAAGATTAAAAAAGAAGGTAAAAAAGAAAAAGTAAAAAATAAATTAGAAAAAGATAAGTTAAAAGATTTATATTATAATCCACAACAAATGTTGAGTTATAACAGAATCATAAGCTTCGTTATTGCAAGTCGTGGTATTGGTAAAACTTATGCCATGAAAAAATATATTATTAATAGATTCTTAAAAACAGGTGCGCAATTTATTTACTTGAGAATGTACAAAACAGAGTTAAAAAAGATTTCTCAATTATTTAATGATGTTAGTCAAGAATTTCCTGATCATAAATTTGAGGTTAAAGGGAAAGAGTTTTATATAGATGGACAAGTTGCTGGGTTTGCTGTTCCTTTAAGTGCTTGGCAAAGTTTTAAAGGTAATTCATTCCCTAATGTTGAGACGATATTATTTGATGAGTTTATTCGTGAGAAAGATAATGTTGGGTATCCTCCTAACTGTGTAGAAAGTCTCCTTAATATTATAGATACTGTAATTCGTAATCGTGATAACTTTAGATGTGTTTGTTTGAGTAACTCGGTGTCAGTAGTTAATCCGTGGTTCTTGTATTTTAATATTTTACCAGAACCTAATGAAGATGGAAAATTTAAAAGATTCTATCCTTATAAGCATACAGTTCTTGAAATACCTGACGGTGCTGATTTTAAAGAAGAACGAATTAAAACTAGATTCGGTGCTATGATAAGTGAATTAGAATACGGTAGAATGTCACTTGATAACGAATTCACACATGATGTTCAGACATTTATCATGAAAAGAGCTAAAACAAGTATTCATTTTTGTAACATTACATATAAAGGTTTTACTATGGGCATGTGGGTTGATACGAAAAGTGATTATATGTTCTTGAGTCAGGATTACGACCCCTCTTCTAGAAAATCGTTTGTGTTAACGAAAGAAGATATGGATGAAAATAAAATTTTGGTTAATAATTATAAAAATGAGGTTTACCTATCTAAAATGATAAGAGCATTTAAAAAGGGATTGTTGATGTTTGATAATCAGATAGTTAGACAAGCTTCTTACGATATGTTTAAAAAGATGGGTGTGCAGTAAATAAAGACCGAGCGTTAAATATATTTTAGATATAAAATGGATATATAATAGATAAGATATAATAAAAATATTTAAAAGATATTTAAAAGATATAAAGATTAAAGAGTTGGAAATTTGGATATACTGTTAATACATAGGAAAGCGTAGAACCTTAATATATCATAAAAGAAAAAACCCTTCCTTAATTGGAGGGGTTAAATTTCGTAGTATTCTTCATCTAATCTTATAACAAGCTCATTATCTACACAGTCAACATATTTTACTTTTAAGTGATAAAAGTCGATTAACCCATCTTCGTTGAAATAACCTAATGGTTTATGATTAACATCTAGTAAAATAAATACCTCTCTTTTATGAAAAATTCCTGAATTTATTACGTGTTCTACAGTTATATTCATTTGTTATTTATCCCCTTTTGTTTTATTTCACCTAAAATATATTCTTTTCCTTTTAAGAATTTGTAATCTCTTATATCATGTTTGAAAAACCAATATAGAAAATCATCGAAGCAATTATCACCTGTGAAAGTTTGAGTGTTTATTTCTAGTTCTGAGCCGTATTTGTTATATTGTATAGTAATCATGTTAGACAACCTTTCTGAGCCTCGCTTCGTAGTAAAATTGTTCTTTTATATGAACGTCTTTTTTGAATTTTAGTTTATCTAGTTTTGAATAAGAATATGTATTAGTGTTGTGGTTTTCAGACCCTGTTATAACTTTATATATTGGTTCTTCGTAATCGAAACCGTACTTCTTACAGTATTCATCTGCTATCTTAATTAATTCCGTCACGGATTGGGACGCTTTAAAACGAATATTTCCGTGTTCTGGGTATCTTGGTTTGAAGTGACGAATTATTGTTTTCATTTTGTTTTCTTTTCCTTCCAAATTAAGTGTAATTCTTTGCAAAACTTATGTAGTTTAACAGATGTTTCTGTATCTATTTCACCGTTACGATGTTGTTTGTTTATTAGTAATAATGCTTCTGCGTATTTTAGCGTATCCACTATTAAAACCACACTTTCATAAAGTTTGTTAAAAAGTTTCCTTCACCAATAAATGCTGATATTATAGTACCTACTATGAATAACCACATTACTAAACATATCACTTTTAAAGAGCCTTGACCGATGCTAGGTATTTCTTGTGGCTCTTCATATGGAATATCATTTACTTTGCAATGAATTACA